ACCCGCCCCAGAACCGCTGCCTGATACGCCAGCGCCGGACCAGCCACCTGCTCCAGAGCCAGCGCCAGGGCCTGCACCCGAGCCCCCAGCTCCTGAGCCACCGGCTCCAGAGCCCGCGCCAGATCAGCCAGCTCCCGCACCTGAGCCTGCGCCGGAGCCCCCGGCCCCGGAGCCGAGTCCTCCAGATGCACCGCCACCACCGGAACCTGATCCATCTACGCCTCCCGATCCCGGGCAGCCACCTGCTCCAGAGCCTGTTCCAGAGCCTCCCGCACCGGAGCCGACGCCAGAGCCGCCCGCGCCAGAGCCAGCGCCAGAGCCTGAGCCCCCATCGCCTGAGCCAGCTCCTGCACCTGAGCCTGAGCCTCAGCCACCACCCGCAGAGCCTGAGCCGCCCGCGCCTCAGCCTGAGCCCGAGCCTGAGCCACCCGAATCACCTCCTGAGCCTGACGTCCCGGTCCCGATGCCGCCCCCGGTAGCCGAGCCGAGCCCGCCTGTCCCTGACATCCCACCGGGCCAGCCCGAGCCCGAGCCCGCCCCTGCCCCCGGTGACGGCAGCGGGCCACCGGAAACGCCGCCCGCGCCGGAGCCGCCCGTGCCGTGGCCGGGACCGGCCCCCAGCCAGGAGCCGTCCGACACCGCGACCAGCAACGAGAACCCGGTCCTGCCGCACACCGCGGCGGCGGGCGCGGCCAGGGCAGCGGCGGTGTTCGAGCGCATGTTCACCATTGCCCAGGATGCCACCAGCGCCGACGCCAGCGCCGACGACAAGGACTTCGCGCTGCAGCGCATCCTGGCCATTGCCGAGGCCGCGATCGGGGATGTCGGCCGGTTCGCCCCGGCCGCGATGCGCCAGGCCGCCTCCGACCAGGTGGCCCAGATGGTGGCCGAGCAGGCACCCCCGCAGGGGTGACGCAGATCGGGGCAGCACCCCGGTGCTGGCACACAGCGGGGACCATGTGCCGGGGTGCTTCCCTTCCCGGGAGGCAGCATGCGCATCGTTCAGCCGGGGGAAGGCCCGAACCTGTGTGCCTGGCCTGCCGGGTGCCGCATCCACGAGATCGACGGGCTGGAGTTCTGCCTGCAGCACGTGCCGGATGACCTGCTCGAAGAGGCTGAGGACGTCTCCGGGCACCAGCGCTGCCGCCGCCACTTCGGCCAGGATGACGCCTGCCGCCAGGTGGCGGTGAAGGGCACCAGTCCCCCGGCCTGCAAGAACCACGGCGCGAACCTGGGCAGCGTGAAGTCCAAGCAAGCCTCGATGAACGTGGTGCAGGGCCGGGTCAGCGACCGGCTCACCGAGATCATGGGCGAGCACGGGGACCGGCTGCTGAGGCCGCGGCAGCTCGGCAACCCGCTTGAAGAGCTGCTGCAGCTCGCGCGGGAAATGGCCGAGTGGAAAGACATCATGCGGGAGATCACGGTCTACCTGCTGAAGCGCAATGACATCCGGGCCGGGTCGGCACGGGTCGGGGAGCAGATCCGCGCCGAGGTGCTGCTGTACGAGCGGGCGCAGGAGCGGCTGGCGGCGATCTTGCTGCAGATCCAGCGGGCCGGGATCGAGGCGGCGCTGGCCCGGATCACCGCTGAGCAGGCCAAGCAGGTGGACACCGCGCTGCGGATGGCGCTGACCGCGACGGGGCTCCCGCTGGTCGAGCAGGAGCAGGCCCGCCAGGTGCTGCGGCGGGAGCTGGTGAAGGCCACGGCGTGAGCTTCCAGCAGGCCATGCGGCAGGTGGCCGAGGGCTACAAGGGCGAGTCCGATGACCCGCGGCTGGTGTGGCGGCTGGGCGACCGGCAGGGCCGCAAGGCCCGCCCGGAGCAGCTCCTGCCCCCCGTCGCGGACGCCTGGCGGGTGATCTACTTCCAGGGCGGCCGGGGGTCCGGCAAGACCCGCGCGGGCGCGCAGGGCCTGGCCGACTGGGTGCTCGATGACACCGATGGCGAGGGCGAGTACGGCATCGTCGCGCCGACCTACGCCGACGCCTGGACGAAGTGCGTCGAGGGCAAGTCCGGGCTGCTGAAGGCGCTCGGCACCTCGATGGCCGAGATCCGCGACCACCGGTCCAAGACCGTCAAGCACGCCTGGCGCACCTACGGCCAGGTGATCCTGCACAACGGCATCGTGATCTACGCCGACTCAGCTGCCGAGGGCGGCCTTCGAATACAAGGACGAAATCTAAAGGGTGCCTGGTGTGACGAGGTGGGATTGTGGGAGAAGTGGGAGGTGACCTGGAATGAGTCGCTGCGGTACGCGGTCCGCGACGGGATCTCCAAGATCATCGCCACCGGGACGCCTAAGGCATCCCGCCCGGCGCGCAAGCTGGTCCGGGCGCTGATCCGCAACGACCCCGGCGAGGGCGGGGTGGTCGTCCGCCGCCTGCGCACCGTGGACAACGCGGCCAACCTGTCACCCGAGTTCCTGCGCGCGGTGGTCGGCGCGGCGCAGGGCACCCGGCTGGAGCGGCAGGAGCTGGAGGGCGACCTGCTCGATGACGTCGCCAACGCGCTGTGGACCCGGGATCTGCTCGACTCGATCCGCATCGACTACTGGCCGTCCCAGCTGCGGATGATCAAGATCGGCGTGGACCCCTCGGACGGCGGCGAGACGTCCGACGAGCAGGCGTACACCGTGGCGGGCCTGGGCATGCCCGAAGATCCCTGGCCGCTGTGGGTCATGGAGAACTGGGGCGGGCAGGAGGCCCCGGTGCCGTTTGCGCAGCGGGTGATCCGCCGCGCGCTCGCGCTGGAGCGCCAGTTCCCGGGCACGCCGGTCGAGCTGATTATCGAGAAGAACCACGGCGGCAACTGGCTGAAGGCCACGTTTGCCGAGGTGATCCGGCAGATGAATGTCACGTGCCGGTACCGGATGATTCACGCCAGCCACGCCAAGCGGACCCGGGCCGAGCCGGTGTCCGCGCAGTATGAGGCGCGCGGCGGGCTGGTCCGGCACTGCCACATCGCCCGCAAGGTGCAAGGGCACCTGGTGCCCGACACGGGCATGCCCGAGCTGGAGGACCAGATGGCGACGTTCACGGGCGCGCAGGGCGAGCGCAGCCCGGACCGCCTTGACAGCCTGGTCTGGGCGCTGTCCCCGTTCCTGATGCGGCAGTTCGGCCCGGCCGGGCCGCACGGGCCGCGCAAGTGGGCGGCCAGCCAGGAGCTGGAAGCCGCGGGCATGCCCGCCTACTCCCGGCTGCAGCGCCGCCTGGCTGAGGCGCACGGCGGGGCCTACCGCGGCGAGGGCTGGGATCTGGACGAGTTCGCCCCGGCCAGCGGTCACTACGTGCCCGAGCACGAGGGAGGCCGGGGGAATGTCAAGGGCTGGCGGTGACTTCCTGTCACGCACTGGCCGTGCGGCACGGCGGCTGGCAGGATAGCCGCCGAAAGCGGGGGGCCAGCGGGATTCCCCGCGAGATCTCCCTGACGGAGGGGAACCCATGAACCGATTCTTCAGGGCTGCGGTGCTTGCCGCTGCCTGCTGCCTGCCGCTGCTCGGGGTCACCGCGGCCAGCGCCGGGCCGCACGTGCCGACGAACGCCTGCAGCGCCGAGGACAGCGACTGCCTCACTCCCGTGGATGCGGTGGCCCAGCCGTCCAGCGAGGACTTCAACCCGGCCGACGACGCGGGCATGACCGCGGACGTGTCGGCCTTCCCGTTCCTCAACAACGCCGTGGTCAGCATGAACCCGAACAACGACCTGCTCGACGGGTCGCAGGACTGGGTGCCCGAGTTCGCGGGCGAGGTGCCTTACCCGGGCAGCGAGACGACGATCTTCGGGCTCAACCAGCACGACTTCAGCCTGTACGGCGGGGATGAGATCTACCAGCTCCAGCTCGACAGCTTCGGCTTCGACACTGGCTACTGCCTGCAGATCACCACGGCGAACGTCGGCGTGCTGCGGTCGTGCAGCACCAGCAGGCGTCAGCTGTTCATCGCCCACTACGAGAGCCTGCCGGGCATCAGCGCGCCGAGCTACGACTACGCCTTCGCCGCGCTGGTCGCACACGCGCCAACCAGCCTGGGGCACTGGTTCCTGCGCGGCCCGACCTCGGGCAACGGGCAGGTCACCGTCCACCGGCTCACCAACTTCGGGCCGGGCAACCCGTCCCCGTACATGTGGAGCGCCAACTAGCCAGATCGCCCCGGAAGCCCCGGTCCCTGTGGCCGGGGCTTCCGGCGCGCTACGCTGGCCCGGTAACCCCATGTCCCCGCGGGGTCCGCTCCGCGTGGGAGGGGTGCTGTGCCCCAGGACGCCGCCAAGCTGGTCGCGCTCCCTGACCTGAAGCCCAAGCAGCGTCGCCAGCTGCTCGGGCAGGAGCTGGGCACCCAGTTCGACATCGGCCAGCGGTTCTTCGCCTACTACGGCCAGGGCGACGTATTCGATTATGGCGAATGGACCGCCCGCGACATGAAAGCCATGTTCAAGCGGGACGGCATCTGCTCAGCCGTGGAAATGGTGCTGACCCTGCCTATCCGCGAGGCGGATTACTCAATTCAGCCGGGCAAGGGCGACAAAGGCGAAACGGAGTTCGTCCGGTCGGTGCTGATGACCGCGGACTCCGATGGCGGAATGCAGACGCCTATTTCCGACCTGGTGGGCCAGGTCACCAGCGCGCAAGTATTCCGCAAGGCGTTCTTCGAGAAGGTCTGGAAGATCCGCGACGAGGACGGCAAGATCGTCTACGACAAGATCGCCTACCGGCCGACCGCGACGTGCCAGGCGCGCTACAACGTCAAGACCGGGGCGCGCAACGGATTCCGCCAGCAGGTGTGGATGTTCGGCCACAACATCCCGATGCTCACCCATAAGCAGCAGGTGCCCGGCTACGTCGATATTCCCGACATCCGCAGTTATATCTACACGCACGGAAAAGCGCGCGAGCCGATGAGCGGCGTGTCCGAAATGGACATTAGCTACTGGTGCTATCAGACCAAGATGAAATTGATGTACCTGTGGTACAACTTTCTGGAGAACACGGCGCTGCCCCGGGTCATTGTTTACGGCAATGACCAGCCGGAGGCAAATGTGCGCGCCGATGACGTGGCGGCACTGAAGTCCTCGGGCGTGGTGGGCCTGGTGCATCCCGCGGACGGGCAGAAGTCCTACGACGTGCTGGAGTCCTCGGCCGGGGCCGAGGGCGGCCAGGTGTTCCAGCACGCGCTCGGCTGGCTGGAGAGCTGGCAGACGCACAGCGTGCTGGCCGGGTTCATGGCCCTGACCGGGAGCGCAACTGGCGGAAGGGGGAGCTACGCGCTCAGCCAGGACCAGTCATCGTTCTACCTGAAGAGCCGCCAGGCCGTGGCCAAGGAGATCGGGGAGTCGATCACGCACGACGTGATCCGGCCGCTGGTGCTGCTCAACTTCGGCACGAAGGCTGCCTACCCGAGCTGGCGGTTCGGCCCGCTGCAGGACGAGCAGATCCAGGCCCTGCTGACGATGTTCCAGACCCTGGCTGCCGCCCCTGCGCTGCACATCCCGCTGCAGGTGCTCGATCTGATCACCGAGCGGATGGCCTCGATCTTGCAGCTCGACATTGACGAGGTTCACCAGGCCCTGTCCTCGACCGCGAACCAGCGGGCCGAGCAGCTCGCGGCCAGCGCGCCGCCCGGGGTGCCGGGCCAGGCTGCCGGGCAGATCGGCGCGCTGAACGGGATGGCCAACGCCGCGGTCGGGATTGCCCAGCGGGCGCAGGCCGCACGGGGAGGGCCGCCGAACCGCCCTGCGGCAGCCCTCCCCACACCCGGTTCCGGCCCGCCGCGGCCACCAGGAAATCCCCCGCAGACACCGCCTCCGGGGAGGATGGCATGAACGCCAGCACCGGGATCGAGACGAAAGTCGCTGCGCAGGGCTCGGTTGCGCTCGCGGTCGGCTATCTCGCGCAGATCGTCCTGACGATCATCAGCCAGCACACGTCCATCGTGATAGACGACACCCTGGCCAACGAGATCACCGTGTTCTGCACGGTGGTGGCCGGGTGGGTGGCCGGGTACTACGCCCCGCACACCCACCGGCTGGACGTCCCGGTGGTCCCCGCCGCGCCTACTCGCAAGGTGCAGTCGGTGCCGCTGCCGCCAGATGTCCCGCACGCATGACCCAGCCCACTCCACCGCAGCAGCCCAGCCAGGCACAAACCGATGCGTCCCTGGCGATTGCGGCTGCCGCAGTGCTGGCCACGGCGATCACGGTGCCCATCGCGGTCACGGCGCTCGCGGGGCTGTTCACCGCGCACAAGATCCACCAGGCCGCACTGCGCGCGGCGCTGTCGGTGGTGATGGGGCATCCCCCGGACCGGGCTGGCTTTCACGGCCCGGCCACCGCGCAGGCCGCCCGGCTCAACCTGATCCGCCGCGCCCAGTTCCTGGTGAACAGCTCGCGGCGGTTCAATGAAGTCCTGGCCCGGATCGCCGCGGGCGCGGCCGACCCCCGGGAGCTGCTTGACCTGATGGAGCGCGAGCGGCGCTACTACGGCCAGCACCTCGAAGCCGGGTGGAACCGGATGAACGCCGCGGCGCAGGCCGACAGCGCTGCCTTGGACTATGGCGCGCTGCTCGGCTGGTACACCGTCCACGATGCGAGAACCTCGCCCGAATGCCGGGCAGCCGACAAGCACAACTTCCGGGTGGACGCGATGCCCTCGATCGGCTTCCCGGGCGGGGTCCACACGCACTGCAGGTGCATGCCAGGTCCGCCGTTCCCTGGCGCGTCGGTGCTCGGTCCTGCTACGGTCATGGGCCGTGGCAAACGGCCGGTATCTGTTCATCGACCTCAGCACCAGCCCGCCTTCGCTGGTAAGCGCCGATGACATCGTTCCCGCCGCGATCCTTGCGAAGCTGGAAGAGATCAAGGAGCTGATCATGACTGACGCTGCTGCTGAGCAGGCACAGATCAACACGCTGGCCGACGCGATCAACGTGGTGGCTGCGCACCAGCAGGCTGCGCAAACGCAGATCCAGGCGTACATCGCTGCGCACCCGGATGCCCCGCCTGCCGACCTGACCCCGCTGGTCAGCGCGGTCGCCTCGCTGCAGAACGCCGACACCGGCCTGGCTGCAGTGCTGCCCGCAATGCCAGATGCCCCTGCTCCCGCGGACCCGATCCCGGCTCCCCCGGACGACCCGTCTGTCCCGGTCGTGGATGCCCCGGTGGACACTGCGCCCACCGAGAGCGGCGCTGCCACTGACGGGACCACCGTGGACACTGGCCCGCCGCCAGATCAGCCAGCTTCTTTCTGACTCGCCTCTTGCGGGGCATACTGAACGTGTTCCGCCCGACTTAGCTGGCTGTCCCCGCCCAGCGCCTCTGCGAGAGGCGGGGATCATGGCACGCCCGGTCGCGCTCACACCGCTGCGGGCTGCTGCCGCGCGGCGGATGCGGCGCACCGCCCAGGCGCTGGACGAAGATCACCCGGAGACGATCGCCGGGGATCACCTGCGGGATGCCGCCCGGGTGCTGGAGCGCGGGTCCGCTGATGGAGCGAAGCGGCACCTCGATGCCGCGATGCAGCTGCTGACGCCGCAGTCCCTGCTGCGGCACGGCATCCGCGATGACGAGGGCCACGCGACTGCCAAGCACCACATGCACGAGGTTCACCGGCATCACCTCGCGGTGCAGGACATCGAGGACACGGCGGGCAGCAACGACCGGCTGGCCGCGATGGCCCGTGCCGCCCGTGGCCAGCCCGAGCCGATGGAGCCATTCCACCGGCAGCCGCCCGAGCTGCTCCCGGCCATCGCCGCCACTGGTGATCATGGGAATCGCGTGATCGACCTGAAGGCCACGGCCTGGGAGCGCGAAATGCGCGACCGGTATGGCAAATGGGCCGCCTCCCCCGACTTCGCGCCGATCACCTCGATGTTCGCTCCGGGCGGGCCGCACGGCTTCCGCGGCCACTCGATCGG